GGGGCCCGGGGCCCGGGGGCCAAAAACAGGGTTTCTAGAGGAGTTCTGGCTCGATTTTTTTTTTTTTTGAAAAAAATCGAAATATGGCGCAATTGGCGCAATTGTCGCAATGTCTATGATTTTATTGAGTTTTTAGAGAGACACTACCTAGTACACCAAAATCAAGTAGTGCAATGAAAACCAAATCCTTACGAGACGTGCCCGCCTTCCCATTTCCTTGATTTCATTTCGTTTTTTTGGCTACAGCTCCTATACTAAGCCCTGAAAAACCCCAAACAGGAATACAGGAGCCTGCCCGTGACAGCATCGTCAAAACGCATGAGAGACCTCTTCAACACCTCCCCTGTCAAACCCGACAAGAAGAAGCGCGCCCTTGAGGAGCGCTTGAACGCCCCCGTCGCCCCGCTGGAGAAGCACCAGCGCGCCCTGACGCCACAGGAGTGGAAGTTCGTGCAGGAGCTCGTGGACGGCGAGGGCAAGCAGACCCTGAAGCAGGCGGCCATCAACGCCGGCTACCCGGCAGAGACGGCCAACAAAATCGCCCATGAGCTCACAGACCCCCGGACCAACCCCCAGATCGTGGCAGCCATCCAGCGCTACCGGCAGGACGTTGCCGAGCGCTACGGCACTAACATCGAGAGACACCTGCGCGACCTGCAGATCATCCGCGACAAGGCGCTGGAGGCGGGCAACTACGGCGCGGCCGTTGCTGCTGAATACCGCCGAGGGCAGGCGCTGGGCACCATCTACGTCGATCGCAAGGAGATCAGGCACGGCACCATCGACAGCATGAGCGCTGACGAGGTCCGCAGGAAACTGGAGGAGATCAAAGCCCTGTACGGTGGCCCACCGCCTGTGGCCATCATCGAAGCGACCCCAGACGAGCCCCTAGAGGCGCTGGAGGCCCCTGAGAGCGTGCAGGAGGCCGAGGTGCTGGCTGAAGAGGAACGGCTGCTGGAGGAGATCAAACGTGCCGAAAGAGAGCGCGCTATACAAGCTGCTGCGGGCAAGGCTGGCTGAGGTCAGTCTGAACCGGCTGGAGACGCGCGTCGCACTGGGCATGCCTGACTGCCTCGCTGCGCTGCCGACAGGTCAGTGGATCACACTGGAGCTCAAGGTGGTGGCCAGTGGCCGCAAGATCCGCCTGAGCCCGCACCAGATCGCTTTCCATGTGCGCCACGCCCACATGCCCAGCTGGATCGTCGTCCAGTACTGGCCGCCGGGCACTGCACGGGCCCCGGACAGCATCCTGCTGCTCTACCACGGCAGCCAAGCGCAGGCCCTGCTCGACACTGGCATCGACACGCCTGCCGTGCTGCGCGAGCGCTGGCGCGACGTGGACTGGCAGGCGCTTGTGGCTAGATTGGCCAACAATAGGTCAGATTACACAACTTCGCTATAATACCCCGCACACTCCATCCCAGCTCGGTAACGCACGCACGGGCCCTGACAGCAAGCCGCTCCCAGAGCCCCAGAAACGCGCTGTGGGCCGAACTTGGAGGGGGCCCTCGGCCGGCCCCCTCCCCCGCGCTTCCGGCGCCCCTGCGCCACGGTGCGCGGTCTGGCGGCCCCGGCCCGGTGAGACGCTATTTCCGGTAATTGTAATTACCGGAAATAGTAAACCCAATAAAATCAAGGACTTAGCAAAAATCAGGGGGATCGGCGAGCACGTGGGCCTCGGGCCGTGCCCCGTGGGCCGAGGGCCGTGGCTCGGGGTTAACGCGCCGTTAACGTGGCCGAGATCGAGAAACCCCAGCAGGATCAATGACTTACGGCTGCCCGGGCGTGCGAGCAGGTACCCTGACCCCGATTTGGTTCAGCGGCGCGCTCGCGATCGCGCTCGACCCCGGGCGCGGCCGGCCGGCGCGCGGGCGGCGGAGCTTTAGCCCGATTTCACATGATTTATTTGGCCTGAAACGAAAATGGGGGTAATGTTCCACGTGGAACCTACCAGAAACCCACCCCCTTGCTTTAGAAAGCTCATACCCCCAAAATTTTTTGCAAATTTTTTTTCAAAGGCACCCCGATGCTCGGTTCTGGATCCAACGACATAGAAGCGGAGCGCCTCCGCCTTGAGCTACGGCTCGCGCTGCTTGAAGCGCAGGAGAAGGCGCGCAGTAACTTCCTGCAGTTTTCGCAGTACGTCTGGCCGGAGGCGATCCTGTCGAGTCACCACAAGAAGATGGCGGCGGCGTTTGACCGGATAGCGGACGGCACGCTGAAGCGCCTGATCATCAACATGCCCCCACGTCATCGCCTGTTGACGAGCACTGCGGTGCCTACCACGGAAGGCTGGAAGACGGTGGAGACTGTTGCGATTGGGGACTACGTCTTTTCCCCGGACGGGAGTCCTGTTCGCGTGACGGGCAAGTCAGATGTTTATGAAGAGGACCTTTATGAGGTCGAGACCTCGGATGGTCAGGTTATTGAGTGTGATGGGGAGCACTTGTGGACCGTTCGTTTTGGGTCTGGCCGACCGTTTGAGACACTGAGCACGGCAGAGATCCTGCACAGGCTTGAGACGCAGGCATGGCGAAAGGACAACAACTATCCCATGCTTCCGCCGCAGTCTGCTGCGTTGTTTCCGTATCGTGAGCTGGCGGTTGACCCGTATGTGCTTGGGGTCTGGCTTGGGGACGGTTCTTCTCGGTCATCGTCGATTGGATGTTCGTTCAAGGACATGTCGCAGATGCGTCAACAGGTGGAGGCCTGTGGGTACCAGACAACGCACAATCCAAAGTTTCAGCAGTTTAATGTTCTGGGGTTGTTGCCTGAATTGCGAAAACTGGGGGTGCTGGGCAATAAACATATCCCCGAGATTTATTTATGCTCGTCGGTGGAGCAGCGCGTATCGCTGCTGCAGGGCTTGATTGACACGGACGGGGACGTGACCAAGGAGGGGAAGGTTACCTTTAACCAGACCAATCCTGTTCTGATGGAGCAGGTCCTGTGTTTGATCCATTCTCTTGGCGCCAAGGCCCGCATCACAACCAGAAGAACGTCGTACAAGGGCGTTCCGAGTCAGGTCTCCTATCGGATCATGTTCAAGATGGCAGGTGCGGCGAGGCTGCCACGAAAAGCATCTCGTTGCCGTGCCATGCGCGGCAACTGGAGTCGGTCTATTGACGTGAGGCGGACCCAGAGGCGCGGGCAGGTGCGTTGTCTGGAGGTTGCCAACGAAGACGGGTTGTTTATGGCGGGCCGTGGCTGGGTAGTAACCCACAACACGAAGTCTGAGTTTGCGTCGTACCTGTTGCCGGCGTACATCATGGGCAAGCGCCCTTCGACCAAGATCATTCAGGCGACGCACACGGGCGAGCTGGCGGTACGCTTTGGCAGGAAGGTGAGGAACCTGATGGAGTTGGATCGGTATCAGGAGCTGTTCCCTGACTCGGTGCTGCAGGCGGACAGCAAGGCGGCTGGTCGGTGGGACACGAACCACGGTGGGGAATACTTTGCTGTTGGTGTAGGCGGTGCGATGACGGGCCGTGGCGCGGATCTCTTGATCATTGACGACCCGCACTCGGAGCAGGATGCGTTGTCGCGGTTGGCCTTGGACAATGCATGGGAGTGGTACACCTCTGGCCCCCGGTCGCGACTGCAGCCGGGCGGGGCCGTGGTGATCGTCATGACACGCTGGAATACTTCTGATCTGACGGCGCGGCTGTTGAAGGCGCAGAGCAGTCACAACGCGGACAAGTGGGAGGTGATTGAGTTTCCTGCCATCTTTGACGAGGGGACGGAGAAGGAGCGGCCGTTGTGGCCGTCGTTCTGGAAGCTGGAAGAGTTGAAGGCGGTGAAGGCATCGCTGTCGATTCAGAAGTGGAACGCGATGTACCAGCAGCGGCCGACGGCGGACGAGGGCGCGATCCTGAAGCGGGAGTGGTGGAACGTCTGGGACAAGGAGTACATGCCGTCGCTGGAGTACATCATCCAGAGCTACGACACGGCGTACTCGAAGAAGGAGACGGCGGACTACTCTGTTATCACGACGTGGGGCGTGTTTTACCCGGATCAGGACTCGGGGCCCGCGATCCTGCTGGTGGATTGCCGGCGAGGGCGGTGGGACTTTCCGGAGTTGAAGCGCATTGCGAAGGACCAGTATATGTACTGGCGGCCGGATAACGTGCTGATTGAGGCGAAGGCGACGGGGGTGACCTTGCAGCAGGAGATGCGGCGCATGGGGATCCCGGTGACCATGTACTCGCCGGGTGGCCGTGGTGCGGGGCAGGACAAGCTCTCGCGCGTGAACTCGGTGGCGCCGATGTTGGAGGCGGGGATGGTGTGGTGTCCTGACACGGACTGGGCGGAGGAGCTGGTGGAGGAGTGTGCGTCGTTTCCGAAGGGGGACCATGATGACATGGTGGACTCGACGACGCAGGCGCTGATGCGGTTTCGTGCTGGCAACTTTGTGTCGTTGCACATGGATGAGGCTGACGAGCCGACGGAGCCTGCAGTTGTTCCGGAGTATTATTGAGGGATAGAATGGTGGTAATGATTTTCTTGCGGAGGGCGGGGCGATGCCGATGAATGCACGACAAATGCTGGCGGGCCTGCCTGTGCGCAGGTTTGCCGAGGGCGGTGACGCGAGCAACGTGATTCCTGAGTGGCAGGCGGGGCAGTCGGCTGGCCGTGCGCGGGCCATTGCCAACGGCACTGAGGCCGGCTGGCTGGCGCAGGTGAAGGCATCGGCCGATGCGTACATGGCCAGAGCCGACATTGGAACGGCGGCCGAGGCGTACGATGCGATGATTCGCTCTGGCATTGGCATACAGGATTTGTTGGATTCTGGCGTGTCGCAGGAGACGATCAACAAGGCGTTGGCGGTGGAGACGGCTCCCGAGCAGAAGGCGGTGAATACGCTGACGCAGCGGGCTCTGACGAGCACCTTGGCGCAGAACCCCACGTTGGCATCGGAGATGGCGTCGCGTGGCAGTGAGGCGATTTATGCGCAGGCCCGGCAGTTCGTGGAGAATTTGCAGAAGGACGGTCTGACGCCGGAAGAGCGGCGGTACATGCAGCAGGTGGCGTCGCAGCAGGGCTGGGGCTACTCTGATATTCGCGCGGCGGGCATTGACCCGAAGATCTTGTTTGAAGCGCCCGCTGCCGTTATAGGC